TCAGGAGATGAGTTCGGTTTATCAGAAGCAGAAAAAGAACAATTGATGAACGCATTAGAATCAGATGTTCAAGAGTTACAAATCAAAAAAGATGAAATAGAGTCTTCAATCAAAAAGGAAAATTAATGCCTTACATAGATAAACAGCCAGCGATTGGTGATACAACAACAGATAATGATGTATTGACCAGAGGTGAAGCAAAAGTCCTTATAGAAAAACTTTTGTCTAATAGTTTATTTCACGAATTAGAACCAGTTGAAGTATTGGATGTTTATGTTAATCCAGAAGACCCCGCCTATGACCAGTATGAAACTTTTACAAATACATTCCTTAATACTGAGGTCCCGAGTCAATTAATAGGAGAGAGAATTCAAAATAATGCACCTGAAGGTTATGAAACATATGAAAAAGATTTAGACAATGTTGCTTTTCAGAGAGATAGAACTTTAATAGGGGCGATTAGAGGTAGATATGTTGTTTCACAGCAAGGTGATAGTATTGAAGAAACAAAAATATTTAGACCATTGGACCCAAACATTATTCAATATCCAGTTATTGGTGAAATAGTTTTAGGAGTTGAATTTGCTGGAGAATTTTATTATTTTTCTAAATTAAATAATACGGGTAAAGTTCAACATTTTAGTCAATATGGGATTAGTAATGTAAATGATGAACTTGCAAACTTTTCAGATAAAATAATAACAAATAGTGTTGTTGGGAATTCTGACAAAATTTCAGTAATATCAAATACCCCAATACCTTTAGGTAAAAATTTTGAAGTAGACTCACGAGTTTTTAGACTAAGACCTGAAGAAGGCGATACCATTATACAAGGTAGATACGGACAATCTATTAGATTAGGAAGTAACATTAGGAGAAATAGAGAAGTAGAGGAAAACGTATCATATACATCTTCCCCAAATATAAAGTTAACAGCAGGTTGTCTTTTGTTTGGAAGAGATGGTTCAGAACTTCCAACTGATGTTAAGGAAAATAAAAATATTTACAGAGACGATATTGATACAAGAACACACGTTGAAAATTTGTCTTTAGATGAATCTTCATTATATTTAACTACGAATGAGAAGGTTACATTACCTGAACCAGCTTTTACTATTGGTAAAAACAGAATCTCATCCGAGTATAGAGGACCACAGGCCATACTAGCTTCTGAAAGAATTATAATTAATGCAAAACCTAAACTTCAACCTGACGACGCAACTGATGATAAAAAAAGTCAAGTAGCTATTTTGTCAAATGATGAAATCGTATTGGAAGTTCCAAGAGGAAAAAATACAAACGGAGTTGGGTCAAATGAGTTCACTTCACTTATGGGAAATAGATTTACTATGGGTGCAGAAATAGGTGGTTTGGACCCAGTAGTTAAAGGAAATAGTGACTTTAGTAGAGTCATTGATATAGTTTTAAATACACAAATAAGTGCTAATTTAGCAGCGATAGCGACCGAGACAGCTCTACCAACACCTAATGTTCAACGAATCAATGCATTGGTCCAAGAGAATGGAGAGTTAGAAGTAATAAAAAGTACAAAAAGTTTTTATAGTAAAACAGTAAATACTGAATAGGAGTAATAATGAAAAAAAATGACTTAATAAAAATAATAGAATTAGTTGTCCGTAAAGAAGTTAAAAAACAGATGACCGAGATATTTATTAATGAAGAAAAAGAAATCAAACTATCAGAAACGATTTCTGAATTAAAACCTAAAAAGGTTGTCAACAAACCTAAAAAACAATATAGTAAAAACCCAGTTTTGAACGAAGTATTGAACAACACAAAACCATTAGGTTCATCAGGTCAGACTGACGAATATCCA